AATCCTGAGCCAAGCCAATCAAGCGTGATTGGAAGGTGCAGAGACTACTGGGGGTAACACGTTCTTGTTACGTAATACCAGATTTAGCGTCCGGCATCCCACAGGGATGAAGAGATAGTCCACCCCTCTAAGAAACTAGAGACCAGGAGAACGACTTTCCAAAGATTTTAGGTGCGGAACTTTACCGTCCCCACCCCGCTTATATTGCCGAGATGGCAGTGGAGCCCGTGGTTGTCCACGACTTCACTCGTCAGCCTGGTCAAACCGTTCAGTTAGACCGCTACAAGTTCTGGGGTACCCCTGGTACTAAGGACAGCCGTGAGCGTATTGCCGACCAAACCATCGGTACTGCCAACAGCCGTAACATCACCAAGGAAAAAGTTCTGGTGGTGCTTAAGGAGTATACTGGCCCTGCGGACCCCGGCGATCCTACCCAGCCTTCGACCTTCAAGATTGCTCGGGAGACGTTGATCACCGCGCAGCGCCTGTTGCTGGATACCGGCAACCTGAACATGTTCCACCAGTCGATCGGCAGCCTGACCCTGCTGGACGACTACCGCCGCTGGCGCGACCGCGTCTTTATTGACGAACTGGCCAAAGCCGAAGCCAACGGTGAAGCTTCTTCTACCCAGGGTGGTTACTACTTCCCCGGTGGCAAGGGTAAAGCAGCCAACGGTTCGATTGCCTATACCGCTGCTGAGTACGCTGCTCAAGTGCAGCAGTTCCAGGTGCGCACCGACCTTCTGACCGTTGTTAAGGACCTGCGTAAGCGCAACGTTCCTACCTTCTCTGATGGTCTGTATCGCTGCATTTGCGATCCTACTTTCATGATGCACCTGCGTCGTGACCCAGACTTCCGTGAGATTGCTCGCTACAGCGGCAACCCCGGTCAAGGCATGTACATGGGCAACCCCATGATGCCTAACAACGCCAGCTTCTACATGGGTCCCCAAGCTGGTCAGGGCTATTTCCTGGCTGGTGAACCTGTGATGCCGACCGGCGTTCAGTTTGAAGGCGTGAAGTTCTTCGAGTCGACCAACTTCCCGACCAAGACGGTTAGCGCAAGCTTCACCGACACTCCTTCTTACAGCAACCAAGAAGTTGCCCAAGGTTACTTCTTTGGTCCTCAAGCAATCGGTGTTGGCATCGGTGGCCCTAACGCCCAGGTGCTTATCAACAACAACGATGATTTCAGCCGTTTTATTATCCTGATTTGGCAACTGTACGCTGGCTTCGAGATCCTGAACAAGGACTTCGTGACCACCGCCTTCAGCTTTGTCTCTGATGACGGCACCATCTGATAAAGAAAATAAATCCAATTTAACGGAGAAATAAATGTCCTACTTATCTTCCAAGAAGATCTATCCAGGTAACTGGACCAATGCCCTGAACGGCTGGTACAAGAACATTGATGTCGTCGCTGACGGCAGCAATGATTATTCCAAGGGTGGCCCCACCTCGGTGCTGGCTGTCCCTGGCTACCGCTACTTCCAACAGCGCGGTTACGTGCCTGTGTCCTGGACTTCCGGTGATGCAGCCACCTATGGCCAAACCATGAGCGTGATCGTTCCTTCGCCTTACCGCCAGGACGACACTCGCCCCGACATCACCGGCATGGTGATCTCTGGTAGCGCCACCCAACCTGCTTTCGTTTATCGCGCTGCGATCTCGGTTGCTTCTGGCTGGGGTGATGGTCGCGTTGCTACTGGCGTGTATGCCTCGACCGGTAACGTGGTTACCTTCGGTCGCGACTCCAGTGGCCCCGTGGCTGTGACCGGTGTGGGCGAGCCTATCGCTCAGGCCAACCTCACCTCCACCACCTCTGGTGACGCATCTACCAAGATCGTGTTCGCTGCTGGCACTCAAGCCCTTGGCTCCACGCCTTTCCTGACCACCACTGGTGCGACCGGTGTGGGCCCCTCTGGCGTGTACAAGGCTCTCAGTAGCGCTACCACCTTCAAGGTGTTCGCCCGTGGCACCAACACCGATACTGGCGTGTCTGGTGGCGTGTATCTGGCTGATGCCGATTACAACGCTGGCCTGAAAGGCTATCTCGTGGTTGAAGTGTGCTACATCCAACCTGATGACGCACCTGGCTACGAAGATATCGAAGAGTATATCCTCGGCCGCACCGTTAGCTGATTAGGTTAAACTAGGACCAGAATTAAAACATCTGGTCCTTATGCTTTACCAGCATCGTAAAACTGGCGCTCGCGTCAAAGTTGTAAGCGAATGGGATAACGGCGATTGGTTCATGGTCGAAGATCAGGACGGCCGCCTTTACACTGCTTACAAAACTGAGTTGACCCCAGATGAAGTAGCAACAAAAAAAGTTGCAACCCTTCAGGTTAAGGATAAGGCTGCCCAAGAAGAGCCTCGTGTTTTCCCGCCCGAAACACGTTTAAACATTAATACTGCCACCCCCCAAATGATCGCTGATCACATCAAGGGAATTGGTGTCAAGACAGCTAGAGAGATTAAAGATCTTCAGATGTCCTTATCGGGTGAGAAGTTTAATAGCCTTGAGCAGTTAAGACAGATTAAGCGTGTGGACTGGGACGCTATTTTTAGCGATGATCTCATTCGAGTTTGAACTTTTCTTGTTGTTTTATTGCAAGGGGCTAAAGCCCCTTTTTTATTAAGATATTAAACAGCTTTGGGTTTCTGGTTTTTATATGATGACATGTTCCGCACAATACTTGACATTTTTTAATTTCTTCTGCCAGTCTTTTTCTATTAAGAGTACCCCCTCTTCCAATGTTAAATTTCTTGCTGTGCAAGTGATCGAAATCTAAACCTTCAGGATATTCGTTGTAACCACAACAGGCGCAGCCAGCTTCTTTTTTTAGATTATTCATCCACTCTTTATTTTTTTCCGAGATTTTTTTACAGCGTTTTTTGTCATATTGTTTTTTTCTTTTTACTGTTTCAGGGCTTACCCAGACTTCTTGATACATTCCATCTTTTTTGATTTTATTTTTGTTGTAGCCGGTAAACATGTATCCGTCTTCTCTGTAGTAACCATGACAAAAAGGAGCACCTGTTTCTGGATTTAACCGTTTCACGTTAATTCAACAAAGTAAAACGATAGCACAAATATCGTCATGATGCAGTACTGGCAGCCGACTTAGTCAGGGTTTGATCAATTCACTCCCATTGCAGCCCCTGGGAAACCAGGGGTTTTTTCGTTTTAAAATAAAAAGAAAAAGATAATGAGTTATACGGGCGTTTGGGGAGACAGTCTCGCTGTTGGACTGCAAGGGGCACTTGGCCTTGGAGGAAGTGCCAAGGTAGGTCTTGGGCCTTCTGCAATTGCAGATATGCTGCAAAGCGCGATTACCTCAAACCCTTCTGCATTTAAGGGCGCCAAACCACTTATTTCCTCTGGGTTAAGTAACAATCCTCAAGATATTCAAGGCGTAAAAAGGCAGATTGCACTTCTAAAACAAGCTGGGGCTAACCCTAGTTTTATCGGTCTTGCCCAGGGCAGATACGATGCGCAAAATAATTTATTGTCTCAGTTGACACGCCAATCAGGCGTTGGCTTTCTCGGCGGTTTTAAACCGGGTAGCGATGCAGTTCACCCTGAAAGCTACTCAAATTTATACAGTATTCCAAAACCGGCTGCAGTGTCTTCCTCTTCCTCTTCTTCCTCCCCCTCAAGAGGTATCGTTGATATCGGCAAGTACCTACAACGCATGGGTTTACGCGTTGGCGAAAATCCTGCATTTGGCGGCGTTGGGGGCGGCCATTCACCTACTGGCTATCATCCCAAGGGCCTTGCAATTGACGTAACTGATTGGCGCCCTGACATGGCCCCTGCATACGAAGGCGGCCCTAAACTTGATTGGAAGACGCGCACAGGCAATCTTAGCTGGCGTGGAAAGCAATTACAAAAGCAAGGACTTTTGAGTGAAGTCTTGGGCCCAGGTGACCCAGGGCACGACACGCACGTACACATGGCGCTTGAAGGCACAAAACCTCTTACAGATCAACAACTTGAATGGCTTGCTACTGGTCGGTATAAAACGGCAGAAGGCAAACTGACTGACATCATGCCAGGGGCTGATCTAGTTGCTTCTACACAACAAAAAGGCGAATCTTCTGAAGATGATCTTTCGTCACTGATGTCTCTTTTGCAACTGACAAAACCAAAGCAAAGGACATTGCAAGAGGTGATGCTTGAGCAGACACTTGGGGAAGCCTTGGCGCCACAACCCAGCATGTCGCAACAGTTCCTGGCTGAGTACATGAGCTCGCCCCTGCCAGGTGTTAGGTAAATTGATTACTTTATAATTAAACTATAACGAAAGGTAGACGTGCAGTTATCTGACTGCTTGCCACCCCTTTAAGCTTTTAATCTTGTTGTTAGCAAGCTTGCTAACATTGCTGGAATGAACACCGATAAAAGAAGCCGCGTCTTTATAGCTTTTAAATGATTTAACAATTTTTGTTTTTATGTTTACAACAGTAATTTGTTTCTGTAATTTTTTAAGTTTTCCTGCTTCAAGTTTTTGAAAGTGATCTTTTGTTATTTTTTTACCTTGATGAGCGCTGCTTATTTTCAAACGCGTTTCTTTTGAACGTTTTCTGCCAGAGTGAAACAGGCTGACGGCATTTCGTCTTTCTTCATTCCAAGAGAGGTCCCATCCTTGACCGCCACTTGTTTTATTCAAGAGTATTCCTGTATTTAAATCTTTTCTACCTAGCACAAATATCATGTAACGTTCATGAAAAAACGCCTCTTCCTCTGTTAAATTTTGTTTTAAAATTAAAACTGTATATTTTAAATCTTGCGCTTCTTTAAGGTTTATGTGTTTTTGCCAAGCCCTTCTGCCTTTTCCTTTTCCTATGTAAAACGGTTTTTTGTGTTCATTTAACCATGCGTACGTGTAATACGTATTCATGAAGTCATTTGAAATCTACAGCTATAATAACAAAAGACTTGTCCAGGCGCGGCCCGTGCAACTGAGCGACTTTGATAAAAGTAGAGTTAGGTATCACCTGGGCTACTTTACCGTGTCTGTTCCAGCTGGTGATTATAGCCGGCTAGAAGAAGCAATGAATACCGTTCCGGATTCATACTTCTATGACAAGGTTGTTATTCAACTTGGTCGTTGCGATACGGCTGAGAAGAAAACAGAAGTTGCATCGACACCTTCTACACGAATTGAAAGCATCCTCGGAGACGTGGACCGCACAATTCGCTCCAGCAATGCCAAGGAGGCTTTAAAGGTTTGGGACGAGATTTATCTCTACGAAACCAATCGCCTTGCTGGCATCCTGTACGTTCCCAACTATAAAGATCCTTTCCAGGCTCGTTACCGTTACGAACGCTCTGGTGCTGAATTTATCCAGGCATTACCTGGACCTGCCGACACCGCAGTTGGCTCTCGTCTTTATTTACATGAGGTTTGGAGGTAGTTATGCCTAGTTTTGCAACTGGAAAAGAACTTGCTGGTTTGAGGGGCGTGCTTAATCGTTTTGTTGCTGCTCCAGCTGCAGGTGCAGCTTTGTTCACTCAAGGCCGCCCTGGTTCAACTTTAGAAAGAGCCCTTCAATCTATTCCTTCGACCAAGAATACTGACGCTGGACGTTCTGCCTGGAATGAGCTTAGTTACATGAGCGGCCAGCTTATGCAAGGGCGCCTTCCCTATACCGCTCCCCCACAACAAGCGCAACAGACTGGTATGTATGGCCGATATGGAAGGCCTTCCACGCAAAGCTATACACCTGGAGTGAGTACAGGTTCAAGTTCCTCTCCCGCCGCTGAGCGTGCGTACCAGCAAGAAGTGTCACGTGTTGCACAGCTCACTGCTCAAGACCCCGATGTTCAGCGGTACGAAGCAGCACGACAGCTTGCTGCTGCAAAAGGAGCAACCCCAGAGCAAGTTCAGTCCGCCGAAGACGCTGGAATGCGGATCTGGGCAGAACGCAACAAGACACTTGCAGGTAAAGTCAAGCCGGGCCAAGCAGGTTATGATGTCATCCAAGGTGTTTTGAACGCAGGGGCCATGGGTGCTCCAGCTGATCTTCCTTTTGCACCTGACTCTCTTCTTGGGACAAACGCTCTTCAAAGCATTCCTTCTTACGCAGGCGCGTCTGACCTACAGCCTGTAGGCCTTCCACTACCCCGCACTGAATTCAACACTCCACAGAACCAACTCCAAGCACAGATGTTTAATCGGTTCTTGAGTGAGCCTAGTCAGCCACCAGTTGTAGCTCCTCCCGTTAATCCAGCGGAGGCTACTTACGAAGGCGCAACAAACCTAAGTCCAATCGACGGCATCTCCCTAGATCCGTTCTCCTTCAATACCCCTGCTGAAAAGAACCGTAGCGATCTCTTCCAACGGCTCTTGAATAGCTCGTGGTCGTCACGCTAAACTAATACTGGCATTGCACAGCATGTAAGACCAGCCAACTGGACACGAATCTTTTGATTCACGGGGGCCAGTGTTGTTGCTTTTAAAACCATGATTCTCTGTCCTAAGTTTGTTAAACGTACTTTGACCTATTTAGCCACGGCCCTTGCGCTGCAAACCGTCTTTATCCCTGGTCTCAAGGCAAGTTCAAACTGGGTAGGAGCTAGAGGTTAATACAAAAATGGCTACTGGACGCGTTGGTACACTAAAACCAGGAGATCGTGCAGCTGTATTTCAAACAGCGCAACGTCTTGGGCTAGACCCCTATGAATTTGGGGCGTTAATCCACCAGGAGTCTGGCTTTAGTCCAAACATATACGGTGGCGCTGGCGGCAATTATTATGGCCTGATTCAATTTGGCGGCCCCGAAAGAGCCAAGTATTTGAATCCAAGCAAGCTTGGTAGTTATACGATTGCCGAACAACTGCCTGCAGTCGAAAAGTTCTTAGTTGACCGTGGTTTTAAACCTGGTCAAATGGGCATTGATCGTGCATATGCCACGATTCTTGGGGGAAATCCAAACGTAAGTTTACACGCTAAAGATTCGTTTGGAACCTCGGTCGCTTCTTCTTTACCTGGGTTTAAACCCGGTGGAGGCCTTTATAAGCGAGCGCAAGCCACCTTGGGGGACCCCTTAACTGCTTCGTCTGCTACTGCTGCTACTGCTGCTGCTTCTGCTGCTTCTGCTCAGCCCGCAGAGGCAACTGGTTCTAGTGCTAAGCAATTCCTTGAGGGTTTTATCCTTAAGAACTTATTGCTTAATCAAACTCTCAAAGAACCAACAGTACAAGAGCAGTTACTCAAGTCGTTGTTCAAGCGTCCAGCAACAGAGTTGGAATCGGATATAAGCGTGGCGTCGCTATATACGCCACGCAGTTCTCTTTTAGAATCGTTAACTCAGTTTTGATCTTTAGGCTTCACATGCGTGGAGCCTTTTTTGTCGTGACGTTCTTTAGAAAACGCTTTTTCCAAAGGCCATCCATTGTTTAAACGTTTTTGCATTGATTGCGGACTGATACCAACTTCCTTGGCCCAATCTGAAATACACATTGTTTTTCCTTCAAAGGTGTAAAGCCGCGTGGCGCGTTTGCCACCACGATTACGTGTTTGTTCTTTACGCGTAGCCCAACGGCAATTTTCTTTGCAGTAGTTCCCATCGTTGTTAATACGATCTAGTTCCATTTTCCGATCTGGCTTTGGCCCCATATCTTTTAAAAATTCATTGAAATCATTCCAGCTTTTTTCATAGGTTATTCCACGCCCACCATATCGTTCGTAATGACTGCATCCAGGGTTACTGCAACGTCCTTTCATTGCCACCCATGATTTGTATTCCGAGTGGTATTTACTTTCGTTAGACCAAGCGCCATGCTTTGTTGCGTAACATGCTTTTGAACAATAAACTGCTCCATTCTTTTTTAAACGCGAACGAACACTTGCGGGCCACTTGCTTTCAAAAGGTTGACCACACTTTGAACAAATAAAGAGTGCTTCCATTAAAATAAAACCAAGGAACCTCAAGAGCTTAGCACAAAAGCTCAACCAGCGAGAACGCACATGTCATCGACAAGCTCGAACAAGCAGCCCCTATTTATTGACCGTCCGTTATTTGATACGGTGCGTGTCACTACTCAGACTGTTGGAAGTCAAGCCAGTAATACTGTGTTTGTCCAGGGTGGCCAAGCGCCATCGATCCTGGTGGACATGGACGCTGCTCTTAGCGAAGACAACAACAGTGGTGGGGTTGTTGACTCCATCACGATTGCGCGCAATGACCGTTATCGGGACGCTGATTACACCGTTAATGCCAGCACCTCTGGCACGGTTGTTGCTTTAACTAGCGGTCAAGTTGTTTACATTCAATCCGCTGCAGTCCTTACAGGTGGTACTGCCAGTGGCGTTGGTTACTACACTTACACTGGTTCGGGCACGTTAACTGGCGTCAATACAGCTCTGAACTATTCTGGTGGCATCACCAGCGGTTTCTTGTTCCAAGGGGTTGCTTACGGTTCTCAACCTGCCGTTACCTTTGTTTTTTACCAGACACGTAATACCACTACTCCTATTCCTGCAAGTGGTGACTATCGTGTACTGTTTGCAAAAACAGTCCCTGCTAACAGTGGCCTTGTTGATTGCTCTGACGTGATGCCTCAACTGGCCGTGCCCATGCCTACTGCAGGCAATACATCCGGCTTAGGTGCTGGTGCACCACTCCGCAACAAGGGTATTTACCTGGAGCGAGGCGACCGTATTTACGTGGGTGTATTTGCGGAAGGTCCCAACATTTCTGGTTATAACCCAGGTGCTCACATTTATGCACAGGGTGGTTTCTTCTGATTCATTGTGACCAACACTAAAAATAACTTTGGATCCTTTTCTTCCTTTACCAAGGAAAAAGACAAGGATCCTTTTCGTTTAAAACCAATTACAACAGAGTTCTCACAAGGATCGGTTCCTGACTCTCTTAGTACAGCAAATAGGGAATCCGCCTGGTCAAGATGGCGCCGTGGTTACGAGTTAGCTACGGCAGCTTTTTATGACAACGATTTTTCTTATCCATTTCAGTATCAAATCCCTGTACCTTCTGGTACTCCCAGCTCAATTGCAAACCCAAACCCAATAATCTCTGGTGTTTTTGTAGGCTTTCCAACGACAAACAAAGAGCTTGGAATGCATTGGGCCGGATGGCGTTATGCAGGCTCAATGAGAAGTGATAAGTTAAAAGACCCGGTCACCAACAACAATCTATACATTGAAAGCATCACAGAAGATTCTTCAAACTGGTACGTAAAACTTGCCGGATCTTGGAGCGTAGCCAATCCCTTGCCGCCTCCTTTTTATGTGGTTGTGCCAGGGGTGCCAGGGGGCCTGAAGCCTTTGGTTACTGAGATCCTGGAAGACCGGGTCATTACTGTAGGCGGCGATATCATTGATAAAGACACCATTGATCCAACAACTCAAAAGCGATACGGCTACGTGCAAGCTGTGTTGACAGCAGTGAATCAAAACACAGGTATCCTTACATTTAAGAAAGCTGGTTCTGTGCAAGTGACACCGGACCAAGAGTATATAACTCCATCACCAGCAAAGTTTACGGTTGGTAGATACCTTATTACAGGCGCCAGATTCTGTTGTTCTTGCCAAGACTTTACGCATCGTGACTATTCATTTTTAACTAATCCTGCCGCTAATGATCGTAAGTTTTTTCCACGCAACAACATCGCATCAATAAAGCCTGGGCGGTATGAAGTCACTACGTTAAGTGGGGTTGTCGACAACAACGCAATGAACGATGCGTCTGTCAACAGACAAATGGACGTATATGCCCCCTCTGGATTTGCTGTTCCTTTTTCTTTGTCAACAAGCACAACAATTGACAATGGGGCTACTAGGGACAATGTAGGCGTATACAGAGACTTTGGAGCCACATACTTAAGAAGCACCTCCAACCCAGCTATTCCTGGGGCAAGGGCTGAGGGCATGCCTATTTATGAGGACTACACATCAGAGCAAGGAGTAATTAATGCCATTACAGACAACTGGACTCCCTTGCTAGATGAGATGCGTTATTGCAAACATATTTACGCGCTTAAATTTAAAGACAATACTTTTCCGCCTGAACCTTCAGATTTCCCTGTACAAATTGGAAGCATGGTTGCGTGGGAGCAAAAGCTAGTAACCAACACAGAAAGTGAGCAGAAAGAAGCCGCTTCTTTTTTGATGACAAAAAAATCTCTTTCGGATATGGATGTGCCTCCATACAACTGCCAAAGTCCCATGATGATGCCAATGATGCAGAAATTATTCAACGTCCCAGCAGACTTCATTGTGATGGGTGGGTTTACCATGTTCAACAAAAACGGCCAAGCGTACAAGCCATAGGTTTTCGACGCACAAAAAAACGACCCTGCAAAACGCAAGGTCGTTTGGCATATGCAAGAATTACCGCAAAACTATCAGGCTGCAGCAGCTAGCTGTTCTTGTTTGCGCAAGTGCTTCCGTACGGCCTCCACGTTCCAACGGTAGCCATCCCTGGAGCGAGTCTCAGGAAATGCCGCGAAGTGTGGACCCAGCTTCAGGGTGCCGTCGTCACGCATACGAAAGAGGTCTTTGCGAGCGATTCCGAGGAGTTCTTCTGCGCGATTGACAGAAACCCAGCCTGTGTTTTGAGCCATGACTTTGGCGTCAGGGTGAACGACTCCTGTAGAGTACCGTGCCAGAGCCAAGAGTCAAGGGTATTCATACTTTTTTAATGTGATTGTAACGGTGTGTGAAGCTTAAAGAAATTAGAATTAGTTAACGGCAACTTGAGAGCATGTATTACAGCGAGCATGAGCCCATTGCTTTACTCGTTGAACTGACTCCTAAACTAGCGAAGAAAAGATTTAGAGACGAAATTTACAAATCCTGGAATCACTTGTGCGCTTATTGCGGCGACAATGCGACAAGCTTGGATCACGTGGTCCCACGTTATAAGTCAGGGGAAACCACACGAAAGAACCTTGTTCCTGCATGCCGTCGCTGCAATACTTCGAAGGCTTCTTGCAAGCTGCATGAATGGTACCTTGCGCAGGACTTCTTCTCCAAAGCTAGGTTAAATAGAATTGAAAGATGGATTGACCAAGATCCTTTCCAACCTTTGCAGTGGGAACGGGAAGGCGACTACTCTTTAGTTCATATTAATTATGTCGGACAAGCCAAAGAAAGCCGTTGCTGCAGCCAAGCGCTACCAGAAGGATAAGATGGCATGCAACAAGCCACAACGGACTCCTGGGCATAAAACCAAGAGTCATATCGTCAAGGCTTGCGAAGGGGGAGAGGAGAAGATTGTTCG